GCTCTTGAGAAGTTACCGCCACGCACCCTAGCATCGGCTACAGCGCCTTTAGCGGCTTGGGCTATCTGTGGCATTAGGCTGGCTATCTCAGCTCTAACAGTGCTTTGTATGCCTGTAGTGACGTTTATGGTTTGGTTAACTACAACACCTGAGCCACCGCCCATCTGATTATTAGGGATAATGTTGCCGCTAGAGTTAGGGATAAACAGCTCAGGGCCGCGCTCACCAACTAAGTATGGGGATTTGCCTTGTACAGGGCCACCCAATGCTTTAGGTCGCATAGGGCCAACAAAGTCAGCATGGCCTGCTATATTAGATGTTGATTGACCAGCCCCATCAATCTTCCTTGTAATGAAGCCAAATGCCGCATCCACAATATACTTCTGCACCAGCATCTTAATTAAGCTATCTACAACGCTTTTAGCCATAGACTTAATTGCATCTGCAAAGTTAGCTGCACCTGTAATGCCTGCCGTTAAAGCGTCTGTAAGGCCGTTTAAAGCGTTTGTAGTAAATGACTGAACTATCTCGCCAGTGTCTTTTACTGTAGTTCTCCATGCCTTAAAACCTATCTGTATATCACTCACAGCCTTCAAAGCAGGAACAAAGGCTTCAGGAATAACAGAAGAAACATCCATCAGCGAAGTTTTAAGTTTTTCTATGTCAGAATTTAGTGCATCAGCCCAGCTTACTTTCCCAATAAGCTGAGTTCCGTTATCTGCGGCTTCATCTCGCAAATCAATAACAGATTGCAATCTGGCCATTAGCTTATCTGTTGCTTCAAGCTGAACAGATACGGGCATATTAGTCTGGTTCTTAACCGCTTCTATCTGCTCTTTTAGTGCTTTTATTTCTTCATTGTATTGGCTGACATCTTTAAGACCCACACCAAACAGGTCTTTAATATTATTTTTAGTCTTTATAGCTTCATTGTAGAGAACAATAAAACCATTGGTCATTGACTCAATACCGCTTAATGCTGCTTGTATGCCAGTAAGCAAGTCAACTGCTAGAGACCTAGCAAATGCTTCAACGCCACCCTTAGCTTCTATAGACCTTTGCAAAAAGTTTGTAAACCTTACCACTATCATTTGTATGGCAGGGGCAAAGGCTGCTACAGTTTGATCTCTAACGCCTTTAAACAAGCTCTTCAGTTTAGTTAAAGAGTCAACGGTATCCTCGACTCCTTTAGCAGCAGTGCTAGACATTGTGAGGCCAAGCAACTTAGCCTCTCCCAGCATTTCTTTAAGGCCATCACTGCCTTGAGATAGAGTGTTAACAAGGGCTGCACCCTCGGAGTCAAACAGCTTAAAAGCTAATCTAAGCCTGTCAGACTCGTTTTTAACGCCCTCAAAAGCATCAGCAAGAACAATCATTCGCTTATCTAGCGGCATTCTGTTCAATTCTTGAGCGTTAATCCCTAGCTCTTTGATAGCTCCCTTAGCCTCACCAGTACCTGCTGCTGCCTCAGCAGTTCTACGGGTAAACCTTTGCAGAGCCATATCCATCGTCTGAGTAGACACGCCCGTAAGGTCAGCCGCATATCTTAATGCGCCCAGAGCCTCAGTGGTTGTGCCTATTTTTGCAGCAGTCTTTGCTAGGGAGTCTGTGGCATTAAGGGATGACCTAACTAACAAACCAAAACCAGCAGCACCAGCAACGACAACCAGTGCATTTCTTAGGTTAAACACAGAGCCAGCTACAGCCTTTAAGCCTTTAGTTGCAGAGCCAAAACCTTTCTTGGTTTTATCGAATGCCCGTATCGTAATGTTTACATTTTCAGCCATTGCTTTCACTCATTATCTGGAAGTAAGCCAGCCACTCGTTAAAGTGACTGACAGGCATTTGCTCTGCTTCTTCTATGCTCATGTGAAGGCGATCAGCCAAAGACAAAAGATTCATCCTTGATTGATCGCTTCTCAGTTTCCCTCGGCTGCCTCTACAGATTCGATCTGTGCAAACATCTGATTAGCGATTTCACTTATTACATTAGTTTCTTCACCCATCAAATCAATGCGATCTTCGGCAGATGTAAAGAGCTTACTACCGCCCTCGTCCTCTGCTTTCATAACGATCAAATCCACCATCGCGCCAACCGTGGTGTTGTTAAGGAAGTTTGGGTGCTTCTTCTGCAACTGATCTAAGTCATAGCAAGTAATGGCCCTGCAATACAGCTTAAACGCTCCAGATTCGTCACCCCATTCAGGCACTGATACTTCTCGCGCCTCAACCTTCCTTCTACTGCGTAACTCTTTAGCTAATCCCATGGTTTAATCCCCTTATGCTGTTGCTTCGGTTACTGCTCCGCTGCACTGGATAGAGAAGCTGGCTTCTACCATTCCGTCAAAAGAACCAGTGATAGATCGTGAAGTTACGATGCCGCCACCAGAGAAATAAGATTCGCCAGTGCCAGTACCCGTTGGATAAATCTCAAAATCTACCGCAGCGCGTTCGTCTAGGATCAATTGCTGTGCATCAGCTTCGTCCCAGTAGCACTCGATAGTTACTGTATTGGTTTTTAGACCTTCTTTGTAAGATCGTGCGGTATCGCCCATTACTGAATCTTCAATGGTATCTGCTGAACCATCAAACGTGAAAGAACGAACCTCACCCACAACGGCCACAGAGCCGCCAGATGCCGCGATTTTTACTACACCAGATGCGCCTGTTTTAGTCGCCATGATAATTACCTCTAATTAAAGTTAAGTTGTGCCGCGAGTGTACTGATACAGAACGCGGATTGTCATAATGACCCCACCAACGGGATCAATAGAACCTTCGTCGATCTCGACTCTAGTGATCTGCGTATCTAGTGCATAACCACCACGCAAACGATCAACATCAAGACCCTCTTCGATTGCTTCGATAATGTTGTTGCGGGCTGTATCAATAACAGACCCTTTAACGTAGCAAATAAATTCGTAGTTGATAGTCGCCATACGCTGAGTGATTGACCCACCGATGCTGCTATCTTCTCTATCCTCATCTGCACTTCGAACAAGGATAGCAGGAAACTGTGCGCTTGATAACTTAGTAAAATCAAACGGCTCTCTCGTTACATACTTAATATTTACTGGCGTTTTAACCGCCTGTAAAGTAGCCACTAAGTTGTTCGCAATGTTCTCTCTTACACTCATTTCAACGCCCTAAAGAATACTTCGCCTAGTTGCTTTTCTTCTCTGCCGCTAAACCCAAAAAACGGCCTAGTCTTATTATTCATTGCCGCCTTCTTTGACTCAGTAGCTCTAGTAAAGAATATCTCAGCCTGCCTACTGCTTGCCCTTGAGGTCATTGAGCTTAACATCTGACCTGTGAACTGTAGGTCTGGGTTAGTGCTTCTGCCTCTACTAGCCCTAAATGCTGCATAGATTGGCGTGTACTTCTTAAACTTGCCGCCCTTAAAGCCAACACCTTTACTGGTACGGGCTTCAATAATATTAATACCAACCTGAGCAGTAACAGATAGCGCCCTTTTGACACTAGCTGATAGCTCTTTGCCCTTCTTGCCAATACGCTTTGCAACAGCCTTGGCATTGGTATCAATCTTTACATCCATTATCTATCCAACCGCTGCCCGACAGGTTGCTTCTCATCATAATCAACTGTGCCGTCACCATCTTCATCATAGTCAACGCCATCAGCCAATACAGATTCTAGCTCTTCACCGTATCTTGCCTTGTAGAAGTCGATCATGTTTCCGAATCGGTCGCCCTCTGTCCAGTTAGTCAACTGGGGTAGAGCATAACGCCATAGGACTAGGTAAGCACTAGCCATTGTAAACTGTGTTGCTGTGAGCTTAGTATTGTCCATCTCACCCGCTATGTTCTTCCTGGGCCACCACTTGATCCGTAGTTCACGCTGAATATCTGCCTGCGCTTTCGGGTGTTCCAATACAAAAGACTCGATACCTAGATCGAGAATATCGGGAATCAGTTTTAATAAATCTGCGTCGCTTGAATAAGCCATTACCACTTCACCTTATCTGCCCAGTATGCCGCTGATGCTGTTTTATCTTTGCGGCCTCTTGCTATGTCTTTAGCAAACCGAGCTTTAAACGATCTGCGTTTAGCTTTGTCTGCTTCTGATTCGTTCTGGCGGGGAGGCTTGTTGTCTGCACCCTTCTGACCGAACCTAATTAGCTTTATCTTGTCGCCTTCTTTAGCAAGTACAGCGTGGCTCTTGCTGTCATGCTTGGGAGTGCGCTTGGGCTTGTTGTAGCCCTCGAACCTTTCACCGCGATAAGTTATAGCCATATAAACCTCGTAAGAAAGCCCCCTCCGAAGAAGGGGCAGTCAGTCTTACAGTGCAGCGTCAGACAGAATCTCAACACCGAATGCATCGTCAAGCTCGGCAACACCATATACAGCAGTGGCGTTAAGCTCGAAGGCACGTAGAGACTCATCACGCTGAGGCGCAATGTTGAAGTCACGCTTCATAGCGATCATCAGAGCTTCAGGAGCAAATACAGCGCCTTTAGCGTCGTCGTTACCGTCGATAGCTACGTTAGATGACTCGTATACGTTGATTCCAGCGATAGTACCAACATAACCGTTGCGCATTGCTTCGTTTTGCAAGTCGCCACCATTGGGGTTAGCAAAGGTGTTGGTCAGGTTAGCTTTCAACTGGTAAGCCTGATAAGGATGTACTACGGCATTGATTGTGCCAGTAACCTTATTGGCTCGCAGAGTAGCAGCAGCTTTGAACAGGTCAGCTACAGTGATTTCAGCGCCAGCAGTACCGATAGAACCAGAGAAGCCGTCAAACAGGGCAATCAGGTCGGTATCAATCTTAGTGGCAATAGCGTTACCAAGAACAGTACCCAGCTCAACAGCAGGGTTGCCGTCACCGTAGGTAGCCATGTCAGTCAGCAGAACCTGTGCGCCTACTTCGCCAACAGTTACAGAAACTGAGCTAGTAGATACAGTGGTGCTGGTCATGTCAGTGCCTTCGGTCAAGTCGGCAGCAGCGATTGCTGGGTACTTAGGAACCTGAATGGTCTTACCAGCTTGGGCTTGGATGTTGTACTGAGTAACCAGACCCATCATTAGTGATTGCTCTTCGGCAGTGAAACGAGCCTGAGCGACGATATTGACGAACAGGTCGTCGAGAGTTGTTGAAGTTGTTGCAGCCATGATAATGCCTCTAAATAAAATTAAGTTGTGGTTTGGTGGTTACTTTCGTTTCATAGCAGCAAATGCTTCTTTGCCGCCATCGCTCCAGTTAGCAACCATATCTGCCACAGATTGAGGCTTCTGTGTCGAGCCACCAGCGTTACCCATCGAGCCAGTGCCGCCTTGGGAGGCTTTGACCATGTGTGGGTTTACTGTCAAGAACTCTGCTACCATCTCATTAACTGATAACAGATCACCGCTGTCATTGTAACGCGGAGTACCGTTATCGTCTAGCACCTCTACATTTCCATCATCTGACAGGCGTGTATTGGTTTTAAGTAGCTGAGAAACTTGAGTTGGGTTTACAGCGTTATTGTTAGAAGCTGCGCCAAGAATCGCTCCATCTACTAGCGTCTGTTGCAACTTGCTTTTATAACTCTGTATCTCCATGTCTTTCTTCTCGACCGTTTGCTTCAGGACTTTATCGAACTCCCCGCGCTCTTTCTGTCGCTCTAGCTCTGCGGCTTCTTTCTTTGCCAGCAGGTCTTTAGCTTCATCAAGGTCTACGCCTGACAGTCTTTTATCGAACTTGCGTTGCTCTCTAGCAACACGATCCGCAACAATGCGGTCTAGTTCTTCCTGAGTAAAGGTCTTGCTTTCCTGAGTTTCTACTGCCGCAGTTTCAGTCTCTGCTTGGTTTTCCATGATTTCATCGCTCATGTAACGTGCCTCTTAAAGAGTATTGGTGAATCTTTAGTTTATCATAAATTTACGTTTTGGTTTTTTTCTTCTTTTTCTTAGGTCGTCCTACTTTGCTACCGTATGTACCTTTACCTGCTGGCATTATAATTCCTCTTCAAATACTGGTCTAAATTGATGTCCGCAGTTATAACCACCGCGAACGATGAAAGGGTCACCAGCGGCTTTACCAGCCCAACTGCCTGACCACAAATCTTGAATTTCTTCATCAGTAAATGTTTCGCCTTCATGCTCTCGACAAAAAGGTCTAGACGTTTCGATTATACGCCCAACATACTTCCATTTAGTTGCGCCAGATTCTTTACCTATTGCAGTGTTAACCGATGCATCGAACTGCATAAGGCTGTCATGTACCTGTTGTTTTGCATATTGAGAAAGCCTGCCGCCTGCTACCTCTTTTATCACCTGAACACTTGCAGCAAAACTAGCGCCTGTTAGCGTGTTCCTGTATACCTCTCGGCTAATAGCGTCAAGATACTCTGCGCCTATATCTTGGAAACCTTGAAACTGCAATGACTGCAACTGGCTAATTATGCGTGGATCAAGTTGCGTAAAGGTGCCGTATGTTCCCAGCATTTCATAGGTGCTGGCAGCAACAGCCGTATACTCTCTGATTATTCTGTCTACCTCAGCAAGATACTCTTCCTCAACTATCTGGCGTATCTCAGCCCTTGCTTGAATAGCCCACTCTAAGTCGAATAGGTTTCCATCCTGCAAAGGTGCAGTAGCAAGCAAATCAGCAATGCGTTGCTCTAGCGTTACCAGTGCTGCGGCCAACTGCCTTTGATGGGCATCCGCTACCTGGTTAAGCTCTTCAACGTGATCAACGTCTGCTGGCATTAGATTTCTTCAGGAACCTGCTCAGTAAACTGGCCTAGCACCTGAGTGCCAGATTCAATCTCTGCATGGGCTTTAGCCAACTGCTCGTCATCAAGGATTAGGTCACTGATCTTTTTGTCGATCTCCTGAGACAATGTTGCAGACTTAACGCCTGTGGCTCTCATCTGCTGTAGGAACATTAACTCTTTATCGTAGTCGCGCAGGTCAAATGCGTCTGGGTAGAACACCTCCACATCGGGGGTGATATCCTGCCAATCACAGAACAATAACCAGAGCTGCTCTTCAGCTAACTCTAGAAGGTCTGCTTTCTCTGATAGTTTGGCATTAAGCATCTGGAATTCTGTCTGCATCGCAACGCCACTCATCGTCATGGCTTCTGTACCACGCACTGCACCCATGTGACTCATACGGTTGATTGACTGCACCTTATCATCTATAGATGCACGTACAGCATCTAGGTTCTGACCGCTAGGCTGCATCTGGTAAGGCTTTAACTGTGCGTCCATATCGTCAGGCATATTAATAATCGCACCAGCACCTGCACTAGCATCGGTGCCAAATGACTTAACCAGTGTCGGGTGATTAGAGATACGGATAAGCTGCTCGATCTCAGACAGTTCCTGATAGATAGCTCTTTGCATATAGGACGCATCTGCTATGTCACTTATCCCTATGCCTCTCGTTATCGATCTTTGTGCAGGCAGGAACACCGCAGGGATACGACCCAGCACATTGTCATTCACCTCAATCATCTTGTCTAGGTCATTGAGAGAGTGCCACTGCTCTACGCGGTCTTTGTACCAGACGCGGTAATAGGTCTCTGTAGTGGTCTCGTCAACACGGATAACGCTCTCTCTTACCTTCAGGTAATCAAGCTCAAAGCGACCGCTTGCGGTGCGAACGTAGTTCCAGTCTAAAACGTTCTCAGGCGTGAACATCGTCACATACGGACGGATGTCTTGGGCCAACTCTTCTGCCTTAGTTCCAGCATTAGACTTTGGCTTATCCATCATCAGCCATACATGACCATAGACACTAGACCAAATCTGAGCTTCACGCATAAACGCATTAAAGCTGCGGCCATCGAGATCAGCATCGTTTAAGAAAGGCTCAAGGGCTACGTTATTGGCTGCGCTGTTGTATGCCCTCGTAGGCGGTACGCGCCAAAGAAAGCTGCTGTAGATGTGGACTATGTTTTTACAGTGATTATCTAATGGTGTTAGATCGAGCCTACGGTCGTAGTCGTCACTGGTTTCGGATATGTAGCGCGTCAGGTATGCGCCATTGAAGTAATCTTCTCCACCCATGTAGCTGCGAACATAAAACTCCCAGCGGCTTTCGTACTTATCATAATCAGGGTGCGTTGTATCTGCGTTCAATCTCATCAAGTCCACCTTTGTGGTTGTGGCGTAGCGTATTCTGTGCGAACTGGGAACAGGTATTCAACCAAGTAGCCTAAGGCATCGTTCATGTGATCATAGCCGTCGTCTTTATTTGGAACGCTTGTTCCTTCTTTGTATGTCTGTCGCTCCAAGCTCTTAATGGTCTGCTTGCATTTTGGGCTGACAAACAAATGCCGTCCACCATCACTCGACAGTAAACGACTATTCACAGCGTTGATACGATCCCTGACCAATGCGTGTGAGTTCTTCGCCTTAACGCTAAATCCTGCGTTTTGTAAGATCGACAAATCTGTGCGACCACCAGCAGAGGTTTTCCGCTGTCTTGATGCTGGGTCTGGATAGACAATTATATTGCGTCTAGGGTAGCGGCTAATTATCTCCGCAACCATTTCATCAGTGTTAGACCCGTACATGACTATCTCGTCAACTGCAATCAGCGTCCCGCCTTTACGAATACAGATAACGGCAGACATGGGGTCTAAATTGAAGTCCATCCCAATGTGGAGTGTACCACTATCGTCATCAATCGCCAATACAGACTCTTCGCGGCTAAACCCGTAATAGATCAGGCCAGCGTAGGTCACAAAGGCTGCTTCATACTCCTGCTTGAATGTTCTTTCGTCTAGGTCTTGACGGGCTGCTTCGATCTCTGCCTGCGGTACGTTGCCACCCTCAAGAGTTGTATATTGGAACGACTCCCAGTCATCAGAGTTATGCCCCTGCGCCCATAGATCATAGAAGTGGTTTCTACCTTTAGGCGTACCGATAAACATAGCACCCCCCTGGCGATCAGATAAGCTAGGGCGAATAACCTCATACCAAGCCTCTGGGCGCATATCTGCGAACTCATCTAGGACAACAAAGTCCAAAGCACGTCCTCTCAAGTTGTTTGGCTTTTCGGCTCCTTTGAGGCTGATAACAGAGCCATTGATTAGCCTAAGTGTGAGGGAGCTTTCGTTAGTCTTCGATATATACTCATGAGGAATAGAATGAATAAGCATCTGCCAAGCAATCTCCTTAGCAGACCCGTAGGTAGGCGCTACATACCATACATTCTTATTCCTGCCTGATAGTGCTGCTTTTAGAAGAGAACCTGTAGATAGAAAGGTCTTGCCGAAGCGCCTTCCTGCTACAACAGAAACAAATCTGGCCTCAGATAAAAATATTTTAGTCTGAGGTTTGGTTAATTGCATTGCCGTCTAAAATAATATTGATAGGTGGAATGTCTTGCACTTCAGCCTCTTGCTCTTTCCAGCCAGCCTGAGTCTTTAGGTAAAAGATATTAGCGGCAACATTACCTGCTTTAGCCAATTGAATTAAGTTAGACCCCATACTAGCGCACTGTTTAACTCTGCCCTTTTTATAAGCGTCAGAAACTTCGGGCTGTCGTTCTTCAATAGCCCGCAAGGTTGTTTCGGAAATACTAAAGTAATCAGCGATTTGGCCTTTAGTTAATACAGCCGCCAATGCCTCTAATTGAGTTATTTGCTCTGGCGAAAACTCAATAATTGGTCTACCCCCGCCATCACCTTGATTGCCTTTTTTCATAGTGATGCCTTTGATTGGAGCGTACAGGTCGGAGTTGCACCGCCCAGATCAAGGTGGTCCCTTGACGCCTGCTCTTTTGTACGCTTTACTTGCCCTTTATACATGCCCGCACCTAATTCGTCAATCTTGCTAAAAGGAATTAAAGGCACTGTTAATCTTTTTTGGCACTCTTTATTTATAAAAAATAAATATCTTAGTTGATACCCGTCAAGAGTTACTGCGCCAGTAAAATCTTTTCTGCTAGTGCCGTGTGAAGCGGCAACAGTGCCGTCAGCCAATCTTTTAATTGTAGAGTTCTTTCTAATTGCAGTTAAAACAAAGCCGCTTGCTCTATAGATTGCGCCATCTCCGCATTGAGTGCCATCACTAAAACTAACTATCCAATCAATGTGAGGGTAATGCTTTTTTATTAATCTAAAAGCAACTGCAAGCGCCCTTGATTCACTATTTCTTGGAAGCGCCTCACTAAATGCCATTCGATTTAGCTCAAGAAAATCATTGAATTTCGTCTCTGCAACTAAACCGATTAACTTTCTTCTATCTATCGGTGGCCCAAATTGCATTGCGCCCTCCAATTTTCCGTTTAAGAATACTCCAAAATGCAACTGACTAATTGCTGCTGTTTTTCCGCTATAGTGAATTGCTTTTACAACTTTTTCTGCTGCTTTTGCTGTTATTGGCTTAACTTGTATTTCTTTTGCGCTACCCATTATTTTTTAACCAATCAGTGCAAATAAAAGTTACTGCGTTCCCATTGCTGTTATCGTTTAAACTGCTGTCTGCTAAAGGGTTGGTTCTTGCCAGCATTACAGCGTCATCAACAATTGCGACTTGCTCATCATGCAAAGTAAAAGTTTTCTTTTGATACGGCTCTTTTTCTCCTGACGCAATATCAGGAAAAATAGATTCCGAATCGCTGTCAAATAAAAGGTCATTTAAAAAATCATCATCAAAGCCAAGCAAATCAATGTCAATATCAAGCTCTGACAACCTATCTACCTCAATTCGTAACGCTTCAAAATCCCAACCTGCGTTCATGGCTAACTGGTTATCTGCTATAACGTATGCTTTTCTCTGGGCCTCTGAGAAGCCTTGTAAGGCAATTGTGGGAACAGTGTCCATACCTAGCAACTGAGCAGCTTGAAGCCGCCCATGCCCTGCTATAATACCGTTATCCTCGTCTATTAGGATCGGGTTAGTGAAGCCGAACTCTTTTATGCTGGCAGCGACCTGCTGTACTTGTTTCTCACTGTGCGTTCTTGAGTTGTTAGAATAAGGGATTAGCTCCCCCGTTTTCTTCCATTCAATAGATTCCATTATTGCTCCGTCCCGAATATCTCTTCTGCCATTGCTGCAAACTCTCTGTAACCTTCATAAGGTTCGATAGCTGATAGCTCATCTACCATGTTAGCAACACCATCCTGCCAGTCGATAAGCTCTTCTCTGATCTTATGCCTTTGGACATCTGTAGTCATTAACGATTCAATAATCGCATCAAAGCGGATTATCTCGTCGTTTAATTCCCAGTCGAAGCAGTCTTCAAGTGATTTAGTAAGGTTTAATTGATCCATGTGACACCCCTAATGTCAGTGAACTAGCGGCATTGTGCATGGTTTTTACTATAATGTAAACTAGCTAAGGTCGTCGGCAGCGACTGCGCCAAGCGAAAGAATTACAAAAACTATCATGTAAATTATCACTGTTTGCCCCCTTGTTGGTAAGTTAGGGCGGCATTGTATAGATAACCAGATATGATCGGAAATGACAGTTTATTATTTAGTTTATACCATTAATGATATGTACAGTTTCGGTGTGCAATAATCACTGAAACTACCTGAATGCAGACTGCAATGTACATTTTAATGTATAAAAAAACCCCCCAGCCAAGTACAAATCGGTCTGAGGGGTTGAGGGTTAGGCTCGCAACGACATGAAACGCGCCTAGAAAATAGTAGCCCGTATCGGCTCCCCAGTGGGCTATTCTGGGTCAAAAGGTTAAGGAGACCTTGGCCTGATCTGTCTTGCCACAGTAGATCACGCTGATCGGAAGGGAATATGAAACCCTCGGCTAGTAAATTATAACCTGATAAATAACAAAAGCAGCTAAAAAAGCGGTCATTACTGCAAAATGTAATCTATAAACTACCACTGGCTCAGTGATCCACTCCCTGAACCTGCTGGCCTTTGCCTCAATGTAAGATTGCCTGATAGCTTTGTCTGCATACTTGTTAGCCTCATTGATTAGCGATTTAACGTCCATCAGTGGCTCCCTAGAAGTAATCTGTCTAAGTGGTTAAGGTCTTGGAAAGAATCCATTACAAGCTCTTCCATACTAGGCTCAAGATACAGGTATATTTGTTGCCTTATCTCTTCAAGAAAATCTGGGGTATCCAGTATGTCCTCAAAGTCGTCAAGCGCCTCAGAAAGATAAGCATCGTTATCCACATCCTTAGCATTTCTCTCGGCAGCATCGCGGAACATAGCAGCAGCCATCCTAGATGTAGCATCCTCGCTGTAGATAGCCTCTAGGGCCAGCAGACGCTTATCGCTAACTGTGTGCGGGAATACGTCATCCATCCATGTAGGGTGAGTGATTAACCAAAGAGCTATAAGTCCGTCTTTGGTTGCATCTGGTAGTTCCTGATAGCTACCCTCCCATAGTGGGGTTTCATCGCGTATCAGACCTACAGCATCATTCAGCACTTTATAAGACATTAGCACACCCCCAGATTAACGCAGTCGCTGTATTCCATATTACCGACAATACTTAACAAAATTAAAAGGGCCATAGATGCCACGAAGAAGACTCTGGCTTCGGCAATATCCTCGCGCTTGTTCTCGCGGGATTTGATATCTTTTAAACAACATTCATTGATTTTCATATTATTCTCCTTAGTTGCCCCCCGTAGGGGGCGGTTTGATTATTCCCCTAAAAAAATAAGCGCATCTTCAGCGTGATCGAATGACTCAACTACATCGCCTGTTTCACTTATAAAAATAACATACTTACCTGCAAGCATATAATCGTCAATATGATCAGAAGCAGGATTAATTGGAAAATATTTAAGTTGTAATTTCATTTGTTTAATACCTTTGTTTTTTGATTGAGGTGTAACAGTACAATGTTATTAACCAAAAGTAACCCTTTTGTATATATCATTATGGAATAAAGGATTTGTTCTTATAACTTTACATCTCACCTATTCGCCACTCTTGATCCTTGATCTGCTCCTTTAGTTGACAGGCAAACTGAATAACTTGTTCTCTGTCAAACTTAGGTGATGCCCTCCAAGCGAGACGCTCCATAGCCTTGACCCTGCACTCTCCGTAGGTATCAACCATCCACTGCCTGTATCTCAGGACGTAGTGGGCCTGCTTCATGCCCCACAGGTTACAGCTAGGGCATTGGGGGTGGATGTTTTCCTCAAATAGCTTAAAGACGGTTCTGCCTCTAGGTATGAAATGGCCGCCCTGCATGGCCTTGTAGTGGTCTATCTTGCCGCAAGTAACGCACTGGCAGTATCCGTTATCATCGCTTGCCTTCAGACGCACAAGACGTTGTAGGAGCTTTGCGGCCTTCTCTACCTCCTGAGCTACAGTGGTCTTTTTACGCTTCGGCATCTACTATATCCAAATATTTGTCGGTAAAGTCATAGCCAGACGCTTGCAGGAATGACTGTATATGCTCCAGCATCTCAGGAAGGGTGAGGTTGTGGCTTTGAACTGTATACTCTATGAGTACAGGGTGGTTTACAAAACTCGAATTGTAGGGGTAATTTGTAAACTTGTAAGCTGGCTCAGTCATCTTTAATTTCTCGCTCGATCAGGAAGTCAACGTAGTGCTTTATCTTTCTGAGAGACTCTACCCCGCCTTTATCCTTCCAGCGCGTGATGTACTTCACAATATTCCCCTCACAAAAATCCATCTCATTAGCCATTATGTACTCGATAGGCTGGATCGCTTTCTTTTTGTAGTGGTCGCCACCTACTTGATTTTCTAGTGCTTTCATTCGTAGTCCTCTTCTTCAAATATCTCAATCTCACAAGGCATCCCAATGTTACAGTGAGCGCAAATCCCGTAAGCATTGCCATCATTGCCAATCCAATACTCAAGACCGTTACCACACTTACAAAAAGACTTAGCAGCAGTGACTCCATTCTTGGGGAAATTAATAACATTGCTCATTGGCCTACCTTAATTTTGACGCGGGAATCTTCTCCACTGTCTTTGTGATAAACCACAGCAGTCATTGAACGCTCTGCCCCGTAGCCAGAATCTGAGTGCCATTGATCGGTGGCGGTCAGGCTGCCCCAATGCTCAAAGTGCATAGACCCCACTTCACGCGCTGTATGATGGTGGATATGCCCCAGGTGGCAGTATCTATTCTTCGACTGGCTCCACTGATTATCCAGATTCTTAATCACTGCCTGGAGTATCTGTTCATGCTTAATCCTATCGCCATGATGGAATACGAACAGATTGTTGTGCCACTGATAGTGTATAAACTTAGAATAGTTAGGAACTACGTTGACTCGCGGCTCTTGATCGTACAGAAGCTCTAGACAGCTAGACAGGTGGCAGGCCATGTCGTGATCGTGATTGCCCCTAACATTGATTACAACAACCTGCTCATGGGTCTCCAGCATCTTGCTGATAAGCACTTTAAATAGCCTGCCAGCGAGCTTAAATGTTCTTGATATGCGACTATCGACATCAACTGGAGTGCCTTTAGTAGTCGTGTTAAAGCTAGAGTCGGCATGGAAGAAATCACCTACATTGAGTAGAACACCAACCTCAGCATTGCCTACCCTGTTTGATAGCCTGGCCGTTGAGTCTATTAGTATCTGGGTGGCTATCTTGATGTCCCAATCATCTGAATCCATCTTAGTTTCGCTATCCGCGAGCATCCCAAAGTGGTGGTCGCCAATCATATACATGGCTAGGTAGTCAGAGTTTACAGATTTAGGTTCTTTTGTGGGTTTCATAAACCCTTTGAGATCGTCGGTCATGCCATCCATCATGGCTTCGATCTTGGCTTTCATATCGCGCTTCTGAGGCTCTTGAATCACCCACTGTAACGCTACAGTGCCATCCTCTTTGTAAGCAGTGGAGATTCTCTTTGCATCGAACCCTTCTGCGGTCTGATGGATTAGGTCTCTGTGTGGGGATACACCCTGACTAGCAGCATACTTCTCCAACCTCCTGAGCATAACGTCGATAGTTCGCCTGCCGCATTTTAACTTCTTCGATGCCTTGTTTGCCGATCCAAACTCAATTACTGCGTCTAATACTTCGTGATGTCTTTCGGTGGTTGCGAATTCCTTTAATACTCTTGGGTCGATCTTACTCACTACGCCTCCTGCTGGGCTTGTAGCTCGGCATACTCACTGTCTGCGGGTATTGATAACCGAATGCCCTGCTTGGTAGCCCAATGATAGACGTTATCAAGAAAGTGTACAAATTCGCCTTTTGTTAACTTGCTGGTGCTTTTTACTTGCTCTGGGATGTGCTGGTTACCAATCGAGTAACTAGCAGTTCCTAAAAACCGCTTTTTTAACCACAGCTTCCATACCTCGGCAGGCTCTTCGTGATCAATCTTGTGGCCCTTGTCTTCCATTGCGTTAGCTATCTCCCTGTACCAGATATGGGACATAGCATTCTGGCTTAGGCTTCTAGGGTTTTCATAAGGGTGTAGCTTGACTGCCAAAGGCGTGCTGTAGTCCCAGCCTTGCATCCGTTTAATAATATGAGGCAGCCTTTTCTCTAACTCTTCTTTGCTGCTTACCTTTACATGATCGCCCTGAGTCACAGCTTCACCCGTAACCACTTAGCCATTAAGCGTTCTGAACTGTTTTCTAGCCTGCTGGCTGTCCTGACTCTTTCTCTCGCTGCCCGATCATAACCCAAGTTATTTTTCTGGAAAGCAAAAGTACCTTTTAAGTGTTTAGGCTCACAGTATTGAGCGCCATAAAGCCTGCCCTTAAGGGTGCTGTATTTAATCTCACTCTCATTTGAATCATTGCAAACCTTTACATACTCAGCAATCGTGTAGCACTTGCCGTTTTGCAGTATAGGATGCTCTCCCTTAAACTCTACTAACCTTTTTGCATTCTTGCTACGCATTCTTCAATTCTCCGTCCCAGTAAAAACCGTATCTATTTAAATAAACCTGCTGCATCATTATTTTTTCTTCCCCTGATAAAAAGCTAACGTCAGCCAAACTTTCATCGATAGGCCTACTACGTATACTAGCCGACCTTCTTCTATACTTTGCTGCAAACTCTGCTTCTTGTGACTTTTGTATCTTAGTAGATTCACCGCCACGTTCTTCGGCAGTATTAAGCCACCGCTGGCAAAAACTTTGTATGCCTCCTTTTGTTTTGCGCTTTTTAGGGTTTGCGTCACACCACAAATCCATCTTGACTAATTCTCTGTCAACATTGACCTTACCCTTGTAGTGTTCTTTCCACTTAATGACCAGTTCGTCAGATGGCTCCCAATTTTCACCATTATTTAATAACATTATTCACCCCCGTGATAGCTATTCTTTCTAGTGCGGAAACTAAACAGATTGCAATGCTCTGGATAATCTTGAACAAACTTTCTTGCGTAGTGACTGATCCAGCCGTCGTCTATCTTAAACTGGCTGTCAGATTCCTCAATCATAGTCTCCCAGCGGATACGGTGAAAGATATTCTTTGCAGAATAATATGACCTTCTGGCTGCTACCTGCAATGCAAACTCCACAAACATATCATATATCTGAGGGTTGTCTTGATGGTGAGTTATAAAGTTTTCTTGTGACCATTTACCGTTCATGTTGACCTCCTACAGTCAGTGATTAATACTTTTTACAGGTGTATAAATACTCTTTGCCTTCATCAAGTTCATCGATAAATAATTTTACAAGTTTCCTGAACTCTTTGTTTTGAACCAAACACTGCTGAAAAATGTTATGTAAAGTCCAACCAGTAATCTCTACTGATCCATACCAAGTCTCTATGCTGGCTCTTGCTGAATATGTTCTATTAGGCATTTTGACGACAGTGTTGCGAATGTCTTGTTCCCTAATACTAAACTGAGCATCTTTATCATTCTGGATGCCATTTACTGTAATTCCCATTTTGTTCTCCTATGGCTCGGCAAGCCTCGCCTTGTTATTGATAAATTATTTTTTTTTAAACTTTCTTTAAGATGATCCAACCCTTTACACTTAACAAAGCATAATTTACAAATCTAAGGGCTTAAAGCAACTTAGTGACTTAATCGTATCCGTATTTAGAATCAGTAGCAGTTCCGTTGCCCTTGCGCCTAGACGCATTAATCGTTATTTCTTGCTCGGCAGTCAAACCAATCAAGAGGTGCTAATAGAGGGGTCACTCTCGTTCATGGGTTACAAATTCCCAATCCACACACCCGAATACTTTTTGTACCTTATTCGTTCCAATATTAAAAGTAAACAGAAAAGGTTACTTATAACCAAATATTATAAAATCAGCTATCGTTATATCCAAAGATAAGCATATAAGCTGGATGGTATGTATCTTTAAGTTTTTGCTTTTACGCCAGCGCAATACCTGCTGCGGTGAGGTGTTAGCTATCTTCGCAAGCTGTCGGCTGTTTACGCCTTTGCTGTTTTGTGCGGCAATTAAGCATTTGCCAGTATCGATTAATTCCATGATCTCAAACCTTGTGATATATTAATTAGGTCGGTTCCCCCGATCGACAACCTCCTATGGTTTGCCCCCCGAAAGGGGGGCTTTTTTAGCCTAGAACGGTATATCTTCATCCAACTGCTCAATGCTCATATCGGCCTGCTTTGCAGGTGCTGCTGCCTGACCATCGGTAAAGAACACTTTAACATTCCCCAGAATAGGCGTTTGCACATTAGCATCGCGTTCTTCTTTGGTGGTTGACTGGCTGATAAAGCCGTTGTTCTCGTACTGGTCTTGCTGATCTGTATCCACAAAGGTTGTCAGGTCAAGATATGTCCCCTTCGCCCCTTTATACAATCGTGACTTGTCTATCTTGGTTACATCAATTCTTACAGATAATCCTACTTTCATTTTAACTTCTCCACTTGGTTTAAAATTACATTGACGGCCTTGGTTACTTCATCGGCCAATTTTTTAATAAATCCTTCGTCTCGGCAAAATGTAACCAAAACAGGAGGAATCTGGGGGTGAAATGCAAAAGCATCCCAAGATGCTGCACCAGTCACTAGCATACAACCTTGTATTTGCTGGTAATAAGCCTTGCCCAAAGATTGTGGGTCAAGGCTATATTTAACCATTGTCTTTGCTGCTGGACATTTAATCTCAAGCCCAGTCATATAGTTTGGGTTGTGATAAATGATGCCATCGGGCGAGCAACCAAACTCTTTGCTATCGTCAAGAATAAACCCATGCTCAGTCACTTTATAGCCAGTGATATACTCATACGCCTCTCTTGCTTCTGGCTCAAGTTCAGTTCCGCGCTGCATGTGTTCATTGGTGTAAAAAGGTTCAGATTTACCTGTTAGGCGCTCCGCAATTAATTCATGGATATAATTATCAGCAGATGTAGAAGGCTTGCCAGTCTGCGTTATTAGCTTGGCAAAGTTACTTGCTGAAGGTTTACCCAGTCGTGCGGCAAACCATTCCTCAGTGCCTTGTTCGTGATCTAAAATTATCATGCTCGACCTCATTTGCAATTTTGTCATGAAATTTCTTGAAATATTCCGCAGTTGGCGTATACGCTTGGACTAAAATAGCGCAATCAACACATGAAGATTCCAATATATATGCACAGTCAGGATCGTCAGATGATCTTTGATATGCCCCCAATGCGTCATCACACATCGGGCATATCAGGCTAACAATTTTCTTGTTCATCCATACACCCTGCGCTTGTTACGCAAAGCGTGCATAGCCCTGTCAAACTGCAAAGCAAGTAGTTTGCTTGGATTTTCGCACTTAAAATGATTACAAAATGCGGCAACATCAGCATCACTTTCTTCAATCATAGCTTTAAGCTCTTTAGCTTGATCCTCAGTGATTATTGCATTAGCGACAACAGGGTTAATATCTTCTCCTGCGTATATGTAGTGGCCTAACCCGAACATTGCGAAGCACTTAACTAAACAGCGCATCTTACTGGAGTTGATAGCAAACTTATCAGGGTTTGCGATAGCCTTGTTACGATGATCCATTACAGGTAGCCACATGTGCCGCATCATCATCTGATCTTCCTCTGAGCCAGTGTGAATGTGGACCACGCAACTTATTTCAACGGTGCCTGTATCCTCGCATTTATCTTCTTCGAAATAGTAATGCAGATCAGGATAATGCTCCATCATCGTTCCGTAAGCCCAAGCCCACGAAAGGTAAGATAGATTGCCTTTCTTCTCGATATGGTTAGATACATCAATAGCAGATAGGGTCTGCCAGACCTCTTTAGATAAACTCACTTTGACCTCCTACAGTCTGTTCCTTTGTGTACTGCTCACCATAACCTGCATAGTAAGCCTCTGATTGCCCGTCTAGGGCTTGATAACCTAGAATGCAGTCGTACTCACCGCGCTCCAGATCGTTTAATTCGTTGATATTATTCATATTATTAAACCTGATAATGTTCAGCTATTTCTTCCCAATTAATACCTTCAAAGTCAAGAAAGTCCATAACAACTACATCGAGATGCTTTGTTTCTAACTCAAAATGCTCTAACCATATTTCTTTGATAAAGTCAGCAGTAATTTCAATATCATCTTCTTTGTAACCATCTAGCAAGCCGCCAAAGTGTAAATTAATAAGCCAAGTGTTTCTGTTAGTCCATCCGTTGTAATCTTGCATTTTTATTACCTTTCTTATTGAATGAGGTAACATTATTGCTCATCTAAATCATAAAGTAAACTCTTTTGTTGATTAATATGCAAAAAAAAGCCCCAATTAAGGGGCTGCGGACATAAGTTGCTACTTTGTGTCCGTTAGTACGACCAGATAGAAGGGCAGGGGAAGCCGTCCTCTTCCGTGCAGCCGTCTAGGTGGATGAATCTACCTGATCCTTTCTGCTGTATACCGATTCTCTGTATACCATGCTTCTGGGCCACTCTAATGATTTCTAAGGCGTTTTCTCCGCTGGCTAGTATATCTACCGCCTTGCCATGCGTATGCGCTCCTTTGACCTCTTTACGGGCCTCTACGGGGTGTTCTGGAGACCTGTAAGCAGAGGAGAGGGCAAAGCTGAAGCCGCACTCTTCGCGGATAGCGTTAAGGGTCTTTAGGAAGCCAGGGTCAAAGCCTTGATCGCCTGTGTGCCTGCAAGCCAGTTCTTTAGGCTTGAAGTAGTTCTTTTCTTCTGTCTTAGGTGATTTAGCCATTTTACTTTCCTTCTATGTTCTTAGTCTTTTCAAAGCTACGCATTCCACCAAGCCCTAATAGACCACCAAGTATAGGCATAAGTGTACCACCATCTGCCTGCGGTATCACAACACCGAACCCAGCAGCAATTGGTGAGATTAAGTAGTTGACTGCAAGGGCAAGGACACAAACCCAGCCTGTTGCTGGTCGCCAAGAACTTTGGAACCAGTTGCCTTTGGCTTCTGCGGTGTTGAGCGCAACCTGTGCCAGTGCAAGTTCCTGTGCATGTTTATCCGAGAGGGTGCTGATTTCATGCGCAAGCTGGGCCTTTTGATCTTTGTCCTCC